CTGTTGGGCTTCTTTATTCCAATCGGGGAAGTTTTTGGCGTTCTCTAGGGACATTCGGTACTTATGGCCCATGAAGGAACAATGTTCCCAGGGCTTGCCTTTGGCCTGTAAGTCCTGCACCCAATCATCTAAAAGAATGTTCTCTGCAAATGTTTCACCCATAGGGATAGGTAATGTCTCACCCATCTCTGTTTGGTAGTCCATGATGTTTGTCTGTTCCCAACCAACCTTCAGGATGCCCATTCCGAATAGTGCTGAATTAACCCACTCTCGAATCTTTGAGCCAAGATCAATCTCTTTCAACATCCCGTTGCCGAGGCGTTGCGCCCTAGCAGCGATGTGCTTCATTTCCTGATTATTGGTGGTGACAGTAATCTGCGGCATACGAGAGGCTAGTAGCCTGCCGTATATCTGAGAGCCGAGCTTGATGTAGTTCATCGGAACCCTGTCACTGGTTCCATCCTCTGAGTAGTGCTTGCCTACATACTGTCGGACTGATTCGTAGGTATTTCGTCTATAGGGCTGGAGTTTACGGTAGTTTTGAGAGACTACTGCCCTGAGTTTGGGTACTGTTACCACGATAGTTCCTGCTCTTTTCGTTTAAGGTGTTTCTTACGTCTAGCGGCGAAGCTATAAGGCGGTGGGGCGAGATCGCTTGTAGGCGTCTTCTTGAGTTTGATTGCTGGCCGATCCATAACCCCACGCCAAGCTACTGCCGTAGCAATTACCCTGTCACCGTGGTTATCGCCACCGTGTGCAGGATCTTCTGAATGTAAGGATTTCTGATGAACAACCTTCTGCCCGCTATAGACGTAATCCTTGCACTCGTTGATGCACAGCGTACTTCTCTCAGTGTAATCACCGCTTGCAAGTGCTTTGGCGTGGTTTGAAAGAAGCATCAACTTAGTCTGTGGCGTTGACCACCAACCGGGAGTGAAAGTCTTTTTCTTTTTAATGTTTGATTCGTTGGTACGCATAAAGTAATGGGCATACCCAAATTCAATAACGTGAGAGCCAAACGCCCCACCGGGGCCGTTGTCTTCCCAAATTAAATATGCCTCTTCGTATAAGCCTTTGAAGAATTTGCCTAAAGCCCTAACGTATCTAGCGTAATCTACTACGGAAATGTCATTACACGCAAACTCGGCAACCTTAAAACCTGTGGTTACGTCGATCACCACAGCAGCGTGGTTTGTCGATCCCGGCCCACCTTTTCCCGATGCTATGTCGCATCCAATGACATATCTGCGATCTTGTGGTGGGACACCGTTGACTAGGGGCGCCCAAATCTTCAACCTACCGTTCGGGACAGAGAGCCACTCAGGTTCCATGACTTCGGGTACAAAGTCCAAGTCCCCTGTGTGGAATGGTTCCATGCAGGTATCTTCGCCATGTTTGAGAGATTCTGAATCGTAGAACTGACTACCTGAGCCTGAGTAGTCAATATCGAGTTCCTGTGCTATCAACCTTTGGACGGGGCTTCTGCGGCACTCTTTGTCGTACCAAGGCGAGCGTATCTTCCCATCAAGGATGTATTCATAATCCTCTTCTTTATCGAGAACTTCTAACTCATACCTGCCGTGAACATTTCTTTTAGATCGGTACAAACCCCTAGATTTATGGGGATGTAAGAACCAAGGAAGGGTAATCACTTCGATATCAGGCGACTCGGCGTTTGCCACTTCGTAGAAGATTCCCGCTGCACCCTGCGGGGTAGAGAGCATAATCCTTGAGTCTGTAACGTGCTGTGTAGAGGCGTAGGCCGCATAACCGTCATCTGACTTAAATGCAGCGAGTTCGTCCATCATAAACGCCAACTTACGTCCACCACGGGCCACATCCCCGGTAGCAGAATAACCTACTATAGTAGACTCATTCTCAGGTTGCTTGAACTTCAAACTTGATCTGTCGTTCTTCTGTAAATTCGGCTGTAGGAAAGAAGGAAGGTTCTTGAAGTGAAAGTCCAGCTTCCACATCAAAGTATCGGGATCATCGCTCTTATCTACGGCGTCTTCGGTACGGGATACGAGTCCCATTGCAGAGTAGGGGTGGAAGCACCATTGCCAGAAGAAGATGGTTAGAACCATCCACGATGCGCCCATATCACGGGACTTTTCTAAGAGAACGTCCTTTTCCCCTAGATTATTCAAGATGTCGATGATAGTACCGTCTTGGAAGTCCCACGTTATGAATGGGATAACATCCCTGGAACGTGGCTCGTATACCCAACAGAAGGCATTGATAAAGAAAAGAATATCGTCTCGGCAGTATTGTTTTACGGCCTCGCCTACTAGGGGATCGGCGTAGCACTCTTCAACTAACTTCTGCCGGAACTTCAGATTGGCTTCTAATTCTTTCGGAACCCCTGCGTATAGATCGCCGGATTTCCCCGAGTGCCTTGCCTGAGCAATGTTCTTCCGCTGCTGCTTCGAGCAGCCCCATTGCTTTTCTATAATCAGTTTCTCTACTCTTTTGTTCATCTTCCTGAGCCGCCAATTTGTCTAATATCCGTATGGACAAATCCGCAAATTTATTCTTATTGGTTTTCTTCATATCAAGGAAGAACCACGCTCCCGCCGAGGGTGCGTCTGCGGGTGACACATTGCCTGGGACGCTAGAGTACGCCCAGAAGAAATCGCCCACGATATTCGTGGACTCGGACTTATTAACTAACGCATCAAGGGATTCTTCTACTTCCGGTTCAGAGAAGGTTATTTCCCCTTGATATTCTTCGGGTACTTCTAAGTCCTCAATTGGGCCTGATTCTGAGGCTATACTACAGTAGGCTTTCCAGAAGGCCGATAGTCTATCTTCGAGAGTTTCTCGGCCATCTAAGAGGGTTTTCTGTAGTTCCTCGAAGGGTTCGTAGAGATTCTTGTTATTCCAGGCACGATATATCTTGCTTCTCGATGCCTTGGTAGCGGCTTTATAGTCAGCAGCTATTTTGGTTCTATTCACTCAAACGCCTCATTTCCCCACTCTAAGTCTAGGTTCTTCCTCACCTGCCGTCCGTGAAAGAAGCACATAGGATCAATACTCACGGGTTCTTTGATTCTAGGTTTGCCCTTATGCCCATCCATATCTCTTTCTTGTCGGGCCTTTTTTATAGAAGCCTTCTTTTCTTCTATATGAGAGCGCATGCGGGCGTAGTCTCTTTTGGTGGCTTTGCCTTCCTCGGCTCGCCTGAAAGTCTCAAATATTCCCTCTGTAGTGTCCGTTAGTCCGTACATTTATGCCTCCTTGACTATGTACTTGCTACAAATACCTCCACATCAACGCTGGCGGTATCTGCATCGACTGTGATATCCACCACATCGGCTAAACCGGAACTTAGTGCCGAGCCACTAGCCTTCATGGTGTCTACTAGTCCACCGGCATTATCGCCGGGGAAAATGAAAGAATGTCCTGCGTCTACCTTGACGCGGAACTCGGTATTATCCTCATCTCTGAAAGTAAGAGAAATGAAGTTTGTATCGTCTAGATTAGTGATTCTTATGTACCGAACGTCACCGTCATCAAGGATACCGGCCATATAGCCTACTTTATTGGCCGTTACGCCCACATTGCTCAAGGCAGATAGAAACCCCAAAAGGCCCGCCTCAGTAGTAGTAGCGGTGACAATCCGCTTACTTACTTCGTTTATAGAGCCAATAGATAGGGTATTCGTCGCCCCCTGATTAGAACCATTGAGACTAATAGACTCAGTAAGCGTTACCGTTAATGTCGCAGATGTGATTGTAGATGCCATGCTCTTTCTTGTCGGTTAGGGTTAGTGACGAAAAGCATCGCCCATATTTATGGGAACACGCCGCTTTTTCTTTGGGGGAGCAAGTTTTTTCCCCTTCTTTCGACGCTCCGCTTCTTTCTTGCGCAGTTGCTGCTCAAATGGCCCCGGTTGCCTGCCCCCGCCCATCAGCAAGGTTTGCAGCAACGTCTGCTCTGCCGTCTTACGCAAAGCCTTTTCCACCCCTTGCCTTTGATACTGGCCCCACAAATTGCCATACGGTTCAGATGCCATAAATGCCCTTCCCAAAAAACAAACAATAACATAACCACTATACACCCGTCCATCTGTTAATGAAACTGCCTATCTTCACAGTCCAAAATGGCTCACTCAGATGAGGGGATATATATACGCTACAGCCGCAGCCCCGGTACGGGGACGGTTCAAAGCTGACAGCCTGCACGCTGCTACCCCCCCTGCCCCCTGCCATGCTGCCTGCCATGCCCCCCGCACGCTGCAGCACGTACGCTGCGCCCTCTGTGCTGTGCGGCGGTGCTGCTCATGCTGCTACTGCTACCCATCCACGTAGCTGCATGCGTCTCACGTGAGGCGGCTAGGCTGCTGGCCACTGGCTACCGAGTGGCTGGAT